TCTATATCCCAAGGAGTTGGATTCCTACGAAGGGAACCTTTGCCCGGAGATTGAGGCAGAAGCTCTGGCCGATCCGTCTCTCATAGGAGAGCCGACCGACCCAGAGCGTTTTTCGCACGAAGACCTTCTCCAACGGAAGGCTTCCATGACAAAGGCGAGCTTTGAGCTGCAGTTCATGCTCAACACTCGTCTGGCAACGCTGGACAAGTTCCCCATCCGCCTGGGGGATCTCATCGTCATGGACATTGACGGCACGGCATTGCCCGAGACCGTTGTCTGGTCCAACCAGCCCGATGTGCGCTTGCAGGAGCTGGTCTGCGTCGGGATGGGCGCTGACCGCTTCTATCACCGCCCGATCTTCCAGAACGGCTGGATCAGCAGGGATGAGACCTGGCGTTGCGTCTTGGCGATTGACCCCGCAGGCCGCGGCGCGGACGAACTGGCCTGGGCAGTCGTCGCCGAACTCAACGGCAACCTGTTCCTACTGGAATCTGGCGGCAGCACCCTGGGCTATGCCGATGAAGTGCTGCAGTTCCTGGCACAACTGGCCAAGAAATGGCAGGTCAACTACGTCGTCGCTGAATCAAACATGGGCGATGGGATGTTCTCCGCACTCCTGAAACCACACCTCATTCGCGAGCACCCGGTCACCATCGAAGAGGTCCGCCACAATCAGCGGAAAGAGCAGCGGCTCTGCGACACGCTCGGGCCACTGATTCAGCAGCATCGACTCGTCGTCACAACCAGGGTCATCAAGCAGGACTATCGCCTCCTCGACGAAGACCCTGAGCATGGGCACAGTCGGTCGCTCTTCGTCCAGGCCTCCAGGCTCACCGCCGAGAAGGGCTGTCTCTCGCATGATGACCGTCTTGATGCGCTCGCTATCGCTTGCGGGTACTTCGTTGAGGCGGCTGCTCAAGACCAGAACCGCGCCAAACGCGCACGCGACGAGCAGCTTCAACAGGAGGCGTATGACGCCTGGCTTGATGAGTCCGGGGCCGCTGTTGACGCTCTTGCCCTCGGTTGGCGACCGAAAGTCGGAAGTAGGGCCCATGGGGGGATCAACCAAATTCGCGTTTGAGGGGGACAACCTTGTCTTCCATGCCGGAAAAGTCCAATTTCCCGGCCAATTTCTTCAACGTGCTGCCTTCTTGCGCCACAGCAGTCACGTTGTTCTGCTTGAGAAGCTGCATGGCCTCCGCTCGGGCCTTCCGGTCGCCGTTTTTCAGGTCTTCAAGCACCTGAGCAACGACTTCTGCATGGATTTCCGCTAACTGTTCCTGCAGATCCGACACTGATACAGCCTCGTAGTGCTATTTCGCCCACTATGGCGCCAAGTGCTGGGCCGTGACAGCGTTAATGGGTACGCTTACAACGTCTACGCTGCCGGAGAGTGGGGCTACTGCCTTCTATTAGCGACAGGTTGGTCGAGGAACTCGCCAAAAAGTTTCCCGATCAGGCGCCAGACCTTGATCTGTCGGAGAAAGAGGTGTGGTTTCGTGCCGGACAGGTCTCTGTCGTTCGCTTTTTGCAGCGTTTAGCAGCTGAACAAAGCCCGTTCCATGAGGAGGTGGTCTGATGTGCTCCGGAGGCGGCGGCAGCCCAGCGACAATCGTTGCTCCTAACTACAACGCCTACAACAACGAGTTCCAGCTGCAAAAAACTGCGATTGAGCAGGCAATGAGCAGCAGTACACAGCTGTTGCAGAGCGAGCTAACTGCTTCATTGCGCAATAAAGAGGCGGCCTACAGCCGTCTGACTGATCAGGCAAAACAGCAGGCAGAAAACACAAATGCAGAAGCCATGCGGCTTGCAACGTTGATTGGCACGCCTCCGCCAGAGAAGAGCGCCGAAGCGCCGCGCGTAGGGGCCTCAGCTCGCGGCCTCAAGACCACGAAAGGCAAGGGTGCGCTGCGTATTGAACGCAGTACTGCAACCAGCACTGGCCAGGGCGCTGGCCTCAACATCACATAAGGAGCAGGTCAATGTGCTTAGGAGGACAACAGCCCCAGGCCCCTCAGATCGTCTACCAGGGCCCTAGCGACGCCGACATCGCGGCCAATCAGGCTGCGCTGGACGCCTTCAAGACTCAAATCACTCAGCAGGGCGAGACGTTCCAGGCCTCGCTGCAAAAGCAAATTGACGATGCGAACGCGGCGACTGAACAGCTAACGACTCAGTTTGATAACGACGCTGCTGCTGCGGCCGCATCCTCTGCTGCGCAGCAAACCACGGCCTATGCCGTCACTGCGTCGGAGACAGAGGCGCCTTCAACTGCACAAACCACGTCTGCAACCACCAAGAAGAAGAACCCGCAGAGCAATCTGCGCATCAGCCGCGCTGCATTGCCAACCAACGAAGGCGCTGGCCTCAATATCGGAGTGTGAGCCATGTGTTCCGGCAATCCCCTTCTCGAGAACTTCTCCAAGAACGTTCAAGAGAACGCGGTGGGCTTCGACTTCCGCGGCCTTTCGGATCTTCAGCTGCGTCAAGCGCAAGAAGTGACGGCAGATCAGCTGAAGTACATGTCAACCGACAAGCAGGATCAGCGCACGAACGAGCTGCAGAAGGAGGTGGATCGACGTGATGCACCGCGTCGTCTTGCCGATGAGCGTCGGGCCTTGATCGCCCAGCAGGAAGCTCAGATGGCTGCATATGAGCAGCAGCTGAAGGATCAGCAGGACGCGCAGGCCAAGACCGTGGCTGATCTGACCGCAAAACAGGCGGAAAAGGTTGCTGGCATCCGTGCTCGCGGAACCGCCGTCACTCAGTCCTTGCAAATCCTTGGCAGGCCTAATGCGACAGCTCCGACTGCCGCAATGACCAAGCGTGCCGAGCGGCCAAAAGGAGCGCGGACAACTTCCGCGTCACTGCGGATGGGTTCAACCAGCTCTGGCGTCGGATCTGGCGCAAACATCTCGGCCTAAACCATGGAACTCGCTGAACAGTGCTATCGCCGGCTTGAGTCGGACCGGGATCACTACCTCGACAGGGCTCGCGTCGCTGCTCGGCTGACGATCCCCTACCTAATCCCGGAAACCAGCGAACCAACGCCGGAGAGCAGGGAGTCATACGCCGTTCCCTGGAACGGGATTGGAGCCCGCGGGGTGCTTAACCTCGCCAGCCGGATGCTTCTGGCGCTTCTTCCTCCAACTCAGCAGTTCTTCCGCTTCTCACTGGATGAAGGCGAGCTGGCCAAGCAGGGTGTTGATCCCCAACAGAAGTCACAAGTCGAAGAGGCGCTCAGCAAAATCGAGCGCTTGGTGCTTCGCGAGATCGAGGCGAGCAATGACCGCGTGGTTTTCCACGAGGCGCTGCTGCATCTGATCGTGTCTGGCAATGCTCTGCTGTACGTCTCTCCCGAGGGACTGCGGGTATTCCATCTCAACCGTTATGTCTGCTCTCGCGACCCCATGGGCAACCCCCTGGAGGTTGTCACTTGCGAGCAGCTGGCCCTCTATCAGCTTCCCAAAAACGTCCAAGACCTTTGCTACCAGGAGGACGACGAACTCAAGGGAATCCTTGATCGCGACGACCTGGGAACCAAGGGGAAAGAGAAGCAGGTCAAGCTCTACACCTACATCTACTGGGAGGGTAACTACGTCTACTGGCACCAGGAAGTGAACGGGAAGGTCATTCCCGGCACTGAGGGCAAGGCGCCTAAGGAGGTCAGCCCTTGGCTGCCGCTGCGCATGACCCGGATTGCTGGTGCCAACTACGGCGTTGGCTATGTGGAGTCGGCCGCCATTGCTGACCTGCAGACCGTTGAGGCCTTATGCCAGGCCATTGCTGAAGGCTCCCTGGCCAGCAGCAAGGTGTTGTTCTTGGTCAAGCCAAGTGGCGTCACTAAAGCCGCTGACCTGGCCAGGGCACCCAATGGCGCCTTCGTGACTGGCGATCCCAACGACGTGCTGGCGCTGCAGGTGCAGAAGTCTGCCGACCTAGGCGTTGCCATGCAGGGCAAGCAGCAAATTGAAGCCCGCTTGGCGCAGGCCTTCATGCTCGCCGACATGCGAGACGCTGAGCGCGTGACCGCAGAAGAGGTTCGCCTGCAGGCCTTGCAGATCGAGAACAGCCTCGGCTCGATCTACTCAATCCTGACTACTGAATTTCAGGTGCCTTACGTCGCCCGGAAGCTCGACATCCTGACTCGCGCCGGCAAGGTGCCAAAGATGGATAAGCAGCTGGTGAAGCCCGTCATGACGGTGGGCTTGGCTGCCGTTGGCCGTGGAAATGACCTCGAACAGTTGGTGCGCTTCACCACCACCCTGGGGCAAACCATGGGTCCAGAAGCGCTTGCTCAGTACGTCAAGCCGCCTGAGTTAATCAAGCGCCTGGCGTACTCCATGGGCATCGACATCCTCGGACTGGTTAAGTCCGATGACGAGCTGGCTGCAGAGATGCAGCAACAGCAGCAGATGGCCATGGCGCAGCAGGCCATGCAATCGAGCATGGCTGACCCGCAGAAGCTCGCCAATGCAGCTGCAACCGCGCAGGACATGCAGATGGCAGCCAATCAAACACCTGAAGACCAACAGCAATGACCACGACCCCAACCGGCAACGTTGAAATCGCTGCCCCTCAGATCACAACACCGGAAGCCTCGGTGGAGGGAATGGTGGCGCCTGGGCAGGAAACTCTGCTTGAAGAGTTCATCCAAGAACAGCAAGGCTCTACAGAAAAAGAACAGCCCTTGCTGGCCGGCAAGTTCCGCAACCAAGAGGAATTGCTCAAGGGTTACGAGGAGCTTCAAAGAAAGCTGGGTCAGCCCGACCGCTCAGAGGCCGACCCAGGAAGCACTCCACCAGACCAAGGGTATAGCCAGGAGCAGGCGATTCAAGTCTATGGAACTGAAGCCGTAGAAGCCTTGCAGGCCAAGGGGATTGACCTTGCCGAGGTGATGTTTAAGGCCGATGCAGGCGAGGACATCAGCTCACATTTCGACGACCTGGCAGAGGTCTTTCAGGTTCCCCGCCAAGTGGTGGAGAACTATGTGGGAAAGGCGCAGTCTGGTGGTGCTCCAGAGGCGCCGACGTTGTCTGACGCCGATGCGGCCGAGATCAAGGCGATGGTTGGCGGCGACCAGGGGTTTGCTGATCTCAGTAGCTGGGCCGCGGCCAATCTCGATGCAGGCGAGTTGGACAGCTACAACGCCGTCGTCGATAGCGGCAATAAGGCGGCCATTGAGTGGGCACTTAAGGCAATGATTGCAAGGCGGTCTGCACCTGATGCCGTCATTGAGCCAAAGCTCTACGGGGGTGGAACTGCACCAAGACAAACCCGCTTTGAGAGCCAGCAGCAGGTCTTGGATGCAATGAACAAGATGAATGACCGCGGTCAACGCTTGTACGAGGTTGACGAGTCCTACAGGGATAAGGTGACCAAAATGTTGGCAGCAAGTGACGTTTTTTAGTACGTTCTTGCTTAGAGCAACCAAAACGGCGAGCCCTTTAAGGAGGACAACTCGCGGCGGTTATGGAAGAGCCGCTCTGAATCTGATCCAATCTTTTACACAGAACAATGGCTAATCCAATCCTGTCGCGTGGTGGCCAGGTAAAAGGCGCAGCAGCAACTTGGGGTGCTGGTGCAACTGGCCTTGATGCCGACCGCGCCCTGATGCTGAAGTTGGGCGCCGCTGAGGTGCTCGACTCCTTCCTGCGTACCACTGTTTTCAAAGGCAAAGTCCGTGAGCGGAACATCCGCGGCGGTAAGAGCGTTGCGTTCCCGATCACCGGCCGTCTGGAGGCTTCGTACCACCAGCCCGGCACCGCTATCACTGGCGGTGGTAATGATCCCAGCGATCTGAACGAGCGGGTGATCAGCCTCGACGCTCTGATGATTGCCGATGTGGCGATCCTCGAAGTTGACGAGCTGATGTCCTACTTCGATGTTCGGCAGGTTTATACCACCGAACTCGGCCGCGCACTCGCCTACGAATTTGACAAGCGTGTTGCCCGCATGATTTTTGCGGCTGCCAGCAACACCACCCAGCCTCTGAGCAAGACCATCAATGCTCACAAGACTGGCAATTCGCTGACCCTGGGCACTGACTACACCGGCGCTGGCGCTACCCGTCAGGCCAAGGGCGACGCTCTGGTCAACGCCATCTTTGATGCCCGCGTTGCTTTCGAGCAGAAGGACGTGCCCGTTGACGGCATGTATGCAGTCTTCACTCCTGAGGACTACTTCCTGATCTCGCAATCTTCCCGCGCTATCAACGCCGACTTCAACGGCGGCGGCGGCGGCAACGGCACTATTGCAACTGGCCAGACCCTGCGTGTGGCCGGCATCCCTGTGCTGATGTCTAACCACGTCACCCAGTCCGCTTACACCCTGCTGGCTGGCGACCACAACGGTGACTATGCGCAGGACCTGAGCAAGTGCAAGGGCCTCATCTTCTCCAAAGAAGCTGTTGGCGTCCTGAGCCTGCTCAATCCTGCCCTGCAGATGACCGGCCCTGAATATCGCGTTCAGTACCAGTCCGACCTGCTGGTTGCCCGCCAGGCACTCGGCATGGGCGTTCTGCGTGCAGAGTCCGCTTGTAAGATCGTGGTCCCCTGAGCGCAGGGGGACGAATGTTCACTCTGGGGCTGGCTTCGGCTGGCCCCTTTTTTTGTTGTCTTGCAGAATGAGCACTACAAGCCTGTAGTGGTCAAATGGGCGTTGCCAATCAAGCGGTCACGCCAGCCAGGACGACCCTGCTGGATGCCGTCAACGTTTTACTTGAAAACATCGGCGAGCAGCCGGTCAACACTCTTGAGAACCAGCAGATCGTTGATGCTCGGATTGCTGAGCGCACGCTGCTGGAGTTTCACAAAGACGGCCAGGTCAAGGGATGGAGCTGGAATACCGAGTTCGACTACGAGTTCGTCAAAGATTCCAGTACTAACAAGATCAAGGTTCCCGAGAGCGTCGTCAGGTTCTCCATGGATCCCTACGACTACGCGGGGCGCTTCCAGCTGCGTGGTCAGTACGTCTATGACCGAGAAAAGCGCACGACCGTGCTGGGTAGCGACATACCGCACCTTCACGCGGATGTGATCTTCCTGCTGCCCTGGGACGAGGTGCCAGAGGCCTACAACCGCTGGGTGACGATTCGTTCGGCCCGCGTGTTCTCAAACCGCGTACTTGGTGCCGACACTCTTTACAAGTACACGCTCCAAGACGAGCAAGACGCCAAGGCAACCCTTGAGCGGATGGAGCAGCAGGTTGAGCAGGCCAACATCCTGACCGGCGGCCGCAACTACTACCCGTTCCCGACGTATGCGCCCGCCAGCGGGTTGGCCACTCGTCGCATTAGTGCAGGACTGCGCCTCTGATGAGCCTCTACTCCTACGCGATACCAAACCTTGCGCAAGGCATCAGCCAGCAGCCAGATGCGCAGCGTGACCCAAGCCAGGGCGAGATCCAGGTCAATGGCATGTCCTCAATCGTTGAGGGCTTACGCAAGCGGGATTGCACGCAGACCATTGCCCTGGTCTCAAACACCGACTTTGGCGATGCCTTCATCCACAGCATCCTGCGGGACAACGTGGAGGAATACCTGGCCGTAGTGACCAGCAGCCAGGTGCGCGTCTACGACCTTGACGGTGCTTCACAGACCGTCAGCGCCCCCTACGGCTACAGCTACCTGAGCGGCGTCACAGATGCCAAGGCTCAACTACGGGCCGTCACGATTGCTGACTACACCTTCATCAGCAACACCAACACTTCGCCTGCGATGAACTCGGCGGTGGCGCCGGCAACCTCGCGGCCTACGACGCACGAAGCGCTGATCTGGGTCAAGGCGGCCAGCTACGGCAACACCTACACGGTCAACGTCAATGGCACGCAGGCGCAGGTCCAGACAGCGGTTTCTCCTGTCGTAACCAGCGGCACGACAGTCACGGAGAACCGCATCAGCGCCTCCGAAATTGCAGACAACCTGATGTCGGGCCTGTCTGGCTCGGGCGTGAGCATGAGCCGCAGTGGCTCAGTCATCCATCTGCGCTCCAACAGCCCGATCACTGTTGCGGCCAACGACGCCAGGGCCAACGCCGACATCACGGCAATCCTTAGCCAGGCGCAGGCTTTCACGGAGCTGCCCACGATTGCCCCTGAGGGCTATCAGATCGAGATCACTGGCGACCCCGGCAACAACTTCGACTCTTATTACGTCGAGTTCCAGCCGAAGAGTGGCACCTTCGGAGAGGGCGTCTGGGCTGAGACCGTTTCACCGGGCGTTGAGTATCAGATCAACGCATCGACCATGCCGCATGTGCTGGTGCGGCTGCCCAACAACACCTTCTACTTCGGCCCCGCCAACGGCAGCACCCAGGGCGGAATCACAATTCCCGAGTGGGGCCAGCGAGTTGCTGGCGACTACGACTCGGCGCCAGACCCCAGCTTCATTGGCAACCCGATCAATGACATCTTCATCTACAAGAACCGGCTGGGGTTCTTGGCGGACGAGAACGTCATCCTCAGCCGTGTCCGGGGATTCTTTGAGTTCTTCCCCGAGACAGTCACAACAATCTTGGACACTGATCCTATTGATGTTGTGGCTAGCAACAACCGGGTGTCCGTTCTGCGGTACGCGGTCCCGTATCAGGACGAATTGATCCTGTTTTCGGCTCAGTACCAGTTCCGCTTCAACGCTGCGGAGACGGTGCTGACGCCTGCCACGGCGCAGATCACGGTGCTGACGCAGTTCGAGGTCGATGTCAACGTCAGGCCTCAGCTCGCTGGTGGTGGAATCATCTTCTGCCAGGCGAACGGCGACTTCTCGATGTTCCGAGAGTTCAGCGTCCGGGGCGCTGGTACTGCCCTGACCGCAGACGCGCAGGATCTAACTGGCTACGTCTCGGCATTTGTTCCAAGCGATGTCTTTGCAATCACCGTCAACGACACCAGTAATGCCGTCTTCATCGTCAGCTCTCACACCGGGCACGAGAGCAGGATCTACGTCTACAAGTACTTCATCCGCAACGCCGGAGACGGCGCTCAGCGGGCTCAGTCCAGCTGGAGTTACTGGGACTTCGGTGGAGCAAGCGAGATCCTCCAAGTCCTGTGCGTGCGGGAGACCTTGTTCTGCCTTGTGCGCTACGGCAGCAACGTCTACCTAGAGCGTCTTCCTGTCCAGGACCGCTCGCCGGAGCCGCCCGCATACGCCCCCTATCCACTGCTGTTGGACCGGCGAGTTTCAACAACAACCGAGACTCCCTCGGCAATGCGGGTGGCAGCTGGCACCTACAACGCCACGACCAACACCACCAGCTGGACGTTGCCGTACTCCGCCACCGCAACCACTCAGGCATGGTCTGGCTGGAGCAGCACGCAGAACGGCGGAGTCCTGCTGGGCACCGTGACCTCCGGGACCAGCATCACGGCCAGCGGCGACTGGTCGTCACAGCCGATCTACTTCGGTGAGCCGTACAACTTCCGCTACAGGTTCACTCGCTTCAAGCTCTACAAGGAGATAGGCGGCGGCAAGGCCGCGGCCAACGTCGAACGCACTCAGGTGCGTAACGCCAAGCTCCGTTATCACGAGACCGCCCACTTCAAGATCCACGTCATCCCGGAGGGGCGCGACACGGGCGTCTACACGTTTGACGCCACGATCCTTGGCAGCAGGGTGTCATCGCTCGGCAGCGTTTATCCCACTGGGTACGACAGCGACAACAGTCGCTTTTACGAGGGCGTGTTCAACATCCCGATCATGAGTCGCGGTGAGCGGTGCATGGTTGAGATCCACAACGAAACGCCACACCCCTGCAAGTTTTCGACTTGCGAGTGGGTTGCTCTCTTGACCGGAAAGGCGAGGTCACTCCGATGAGATGGATTGCGGCAGATGAAGACGTGGCCATGGAGATTGGCCTCAATATCCGGCAGCAGGACGAACACGAGGTTCGGCTCAGCCATGGGATGACGGGACTTGAGGCCGTTCTTGATAGCTACATCGAGAGCGACATCTGCATGGCGATTGAAGGCGACAATGGTGAGCCTGTAGGCATTACCGGGGTTTGCCAAGACCGCATTTGGCTGCTGGGCACATACGCCCTAACTGCAACCAAGAATCACCGCCGTCAGCTTTGCCTGCATGGTCGGGAATGGGTTGACTATTGCCTAGAGGAATCGGGGGGCTTTTTGCAGAACATGACTTATTCCAAGAACACCGGAGCCATCCGGTGGCTGCGGCACCTGGGGTTCACGGTCGAAGAACCCCGGCCATTCGGCCCTTGCGCCGCACTGTTCTGTCCTTTTTGGAGGCAACTCTGATGGCAGTCGCACCATCCGGCACTCCAGGTATTCCGTTCAGCCCTGACCCGGTTTCACTCGGAATTGCCGGGGTCACAACCGCACTCAACCTGATCCAGGGGGACGCGGCTCAGAAGGCAAAACAGCAGGATTACCTCAATCAGGTCGCTTTCCAGAACGTCAATTCAGAGTTCAATCAGTGGCAGGCGACCTTTAACGCCAGTACGCAAAACCTCAACAGCCAATACCAGCACTGGGCAAAGACGGTTGATTACAACCAGAACTTGGCGCATGTCCAGCAGCTCAGGAACTTTGAGTTCGCCAAAGAGCTTGAGCAGGCCAAGCGCGTTGGCCAGACCAGGGCAAGCGCAGGCGCCAACTTTGTAGTCAACTCGGCTGCAATCCAGCAGCAGCTGCAAGAGCGGGGGATGCAAGAGGCGGTTGCCATCCAGCAATACGCCTACCGAGCCCTTCAGGGCTCAGCCGCGTTTCAGGCTGGGATGCAGGAGGGCAAGTCGTCTGACCGCTATGTCAACGATTTCGCTCGCCAGGTCGGGGACTTCACGACCCTGAAAAAGATTGGCGAGGGCCTGCGCAATCGCCAATACCGACGGGACCAGATGGCGGCTGTGACTCGTTATCTCAACGAATACAACAGTCAGACCTTCTACGAGAAGACCCCATACATGGATCCGATTGCTCCGTTCCCGCCGCTGCCCACGATGGTGACTCCGCCGCCGCCGTCCATGACTGGCGGAGCGCCGGCAAGCAATGGCTTCCTCAATGCCGCCAGCTCTGTGATGAGTGGCGTAGGCACCTATCTCGATACGGCTTCCTCAATCAAAAAACTCGCTGGATAACGACTGATGGCACGCCCTCAACAGCTGCAACCCGGCCAACTCAACCCCGAGGCAAAGCCGGTTGACGTTTTCCTGAAGCCGATCGAGCGGCAAATTGCTCAGCCGGCTCCAGTGGTCAACATGCCAAACGTGCAGCCGCTGCAGACTGTGCAGACGCGCGGCACGACTTACGTCCAGGGGGCGAATAGCTTCAAGCAACTGGCTGACGATCTGAACCGATTCATCCCTCAGTTCACCAAAACAGCCCAAGCCGCTGGCCTTGCTTTTGCCTCATGGCAAATGGATGTCGGCGAAGCTCAGGCGATGGAGGCCCACCAGCGAGCCTTGGCTCAGCTGGATGAGCAGACGGAAGTTGGCGAGGCCCAGTACGCCGCCAAATCCCGCGCCCTTGCTGCCCAGGACGCGAACGCTGGCTTCCTGCATAACTTCCTGAACCCCTACAAGGAGATGGGGCGGCAGCGGGGTAACAGCAAGCTCGCCGGTCTTGAGCTGGAGATGGGGATGCGCCCCTACGTCCAGAGCCGTGGCGACGAGATCGACTACCTGGCGCCGGACCAGGGCATGGCGGCCCTGCAGGGGATTCGCGCTGACTACATCAATCAGGTCAAGGCCAAGTACGGCGTAGACAGCGGCTCGGCGGGCTTTACCAAGTACTTCTTGCCTGCCATGACAAGGGCCGGCGAGAAGCTGGCCAATGCAGTTGCGGAGGATCGAGTCAAGTATCTGGACGAGTTGGTGCCGAAGCAGGTAGCGGCCCAACTGCGACTGTTTATTCAGGCGTCAAACGCCTCCGGGTCTGTTGAGTACAACGGCCAGACCTACAGCCAGAAGGCTGATCCGCAGACTTATGCGACTGCTCTGCAGCTGCGTGCGGCGCAGATCATGCAGCAAGGTGCGCTGACCAGTGGCCTCAAGGGCGGCGTCACCAAGCGAGTCGAGGATGTCTACAAGATCCTGCAGGCTGACTCGAACTTCTACGGCGATAGCTCTCAGCGCTGGGTCTTGGATTCAATCCCCAGCAACGTTCCTGTTCGCGGGTCTGACGGTAAGCCCATCATTGACCCCAAGACTGGGCAGACCAAGACGTACACCCTTGGCCAGCTCTACTCCCAGGAGGGGATCGACTCCAGACTCAAGTACGGCAAGGCGGGTGCCGAGGAGCGCAAGCGTGAGCTGACCGAAGGCCTGGGTAGCTTCCAGGATTATTTGGCCAGGCAACTGCAGGGCATCCCGCCGGGCCCGGAGCAGCAGGCGGTAGCAAGCGCCGCTGTGATGCAGTACTACAACAGCGATCAGAACCAGCAGATAGCGCGGGTGAGCCTGCCCGAGCTGCAGAAGATCGCCAGCAACGTTGTCGGCACCAATAACGAGTTCTTGTTCCTGGGGGACAACAACAACGCCAAGGCTGACTTCTTTGAGTGGCTCACCTCCAGCA